ACAAGGTTTATCAGGGGGACCCAAAAGGGTCCCTTTTTTATTCTAAATACTTAAAAAAATGTCTAGACAAGCATTGAAAAACCAGATTGAGAATAGGAACTTTCTATCTCCTATCGGATTTAGATTTACGTTAAATAGGTCTCCAAAGGTTGCATTTTTTGCAAACACAGCAAACATTCCAGACTTGTCTTTGGGAATTGCTCAGCAACCAACATACTTAACGGATATTCCTGTACCAGGCGAGAAAATTACCTTTGGTGATTTTAGTCTTCGCTTTATGGTAGATGAAGATTTAAAAAATTATATGGAAATTCAAAATTGGATCCGAGGAATTGGATTTCCAGAATCTTTAAAAGAGATATATGACTGGCAAGATAGTAATGAAAAATTTGAACAACCATATAAATCGCAAATGAATTTATATTCTGATGGAACTTTACTTGTTTTAAACAGCAATCAAAATTTAAACTTCCAAGTAATTTTTAGATCATTATTTCCATATCAATTATCAACTTTACAATTTGATGCTACGAATCAAGATATTCAATATTTTACTGCAGATGTGTCTTTTAAGTATATGATGTATAATATAGTAGATAGAAAAGGAAAACCTCTTAAGTCATGAATTTTGATCTTGAAAAAATTCAAAGTATGTGGGAAAAAGATTCCAAAATAGATATTGACAATCTTCATACAGAATCATTAAATATTCCAATCTTACATTCAAAGTACTTTGAAATTTATAATAATATTCTTCTATTAAAAAAGAAGGCAGAGCAACAAAAAAGAAATATAAGGCATGAGAGATATGAGTATTATTCGGGAAAGGCAGATCCAGAAGTTTATGCAGAAGATCCTTTTCCCAAAAAGATAAGAGATAAAGATACTATGCAAAAATATCTTGATGCAGATGAAAGACTGTCTCAAGTATCTCTTAAAGTTGAATATTATGATGTGATGTTAAATTATATTGATAATATTTTAAAAATGATAGCAAATAGGACTTATCAAATTAAGAATTCAATTGAATTCATGAGATTTCAGTCTGGACTAGGGTAATAAATATTCATAGAAACTTTATGATTCTATGAGTGACGTAAAAATTCACAAAAAGAATGAGGTTTACATTAGACTAGAATGTGAACCTCATATTTTGTATGAACTGCAGCAGTACTTTACTTTTGAAGTTCCTGGGGCAAAATTTATGCCTCAGATGAGAAGTAAGCACTGGGATGGAATGATTCGTTTACTTTCAGTTCATACTGGAGAAATCTATGCTGGATTATTAGATAAAATAATATCAAAACTCAAGTTGCACGGATATACTTATCAACTTGAAGAAAATAAGTTTTATGGTCTTCCTTTTGAGATTAATGAAGAGATCTCATATGAAGGCGTAAAAGATTATATGAATTCTATATGTTCTCATAAACCGAGGGATTATCAGGTTGAGGGAGTATATGATGCTCTAAAATATAATAGAAAACTATTGATATCTCCCACTGCTTCAGGAAAATCTCTGATGATTTATTCAATCGTAAGGTATTACGTAGATAAGCAGAAAAAAATTCTTTTAGTTGTTCCAACGACATCTCTTGTAGAACAGATGTATAAAGATTTTCTAGATTATGGATGGAATGCTGATTCATACTGTCATAAAATATATTCTGGTAGAGAAAAAACAAATGAGTTTCCTGTCACAATAACTACTTGGCAATCTATCTATAAACTTGAGAGATCTTTCTTTGAAAATTATGATGTTGTTATAGGTGATGAAGCGCATCTATTTAAGAGTAAGTCATTGATTTCAATAATGACCAAACTTCACCATGCCAAATATAGATTTGGATTTACTGGCACTTTGGATGGAACACAAACGCATAAATGGGTTCTTGAGGGTGTATTTGGTCCATCATATAAAGTAACTAGAACTGCAGAATTAATGCAGCAGGGACATGTCTCAAAATTAGATATACGCTGTTTAGTTTTAAAGCATAATCCAAAAAAATTTGAAACCTTTGAAGATGAGACTCAATTTATCATTACACATGAAAAAAGAAATAATTTTATTAAAAACTTAGTTTTGGATTTAAAAGGTAACACACTAGTTCTGTTTTCCCGAATAGAAGCGCATGGTGAACCTTTATTTAATCTAATAAATAATAGTACTCATGATAAAAGGAAAGTCTTTTTTATTCATGGGGGTGTTGATACTGTTGAAAGAGAACAGGTAAGAGAAATAACTGAAAAAGAAACGGATGCAATTATTGTTGCTTCTTATGGAGTTTTTTCAACAGGTATTAATATTAAAAATTTACACAATGTAGTATTTGCTTCTCCAAGCAAATCTAGAATACGAAATCTACAATCAATAGGAAGAGTTTTAAGAAAAGGCAAAAACAAAACTAAAGCAATGCTTTATGATATTGCTGATGATTGTACATACAATTCCAGAAAAAATTATACTTTAAACCATTTCATAGAAAGAATTAAAATTTATAATGAAGAACAATTCAATTATGAAATAATACCTATCAATTTAAAACAATGATGGAAGACGATTTTTATGCAACTATTAAATTAAAAACTGGAGAAGAGATCTTTGCAAAAGTATCTCCTACAGATGAAAAAGATTCTATTCTTCTCTTAATTACAAATCCAATTGTCATTTCTGAATTTAAAGGAAGAAATGTTCAAGGATACAGAATTGAACCTTGGTTAAAAACAACAAAAGACGATATGTTTATAATTAATTTGAATGATGTATTAACAATGTCTGAATCAAAAGATATTGATATGATCATGATGTATCAGTCTTACGTTAGAAAAACTAACAATGTAAAGAATAATAAGACCAACGTTTCACGCAAAATGGGGTATATTGCTAATGTTAATGATGCAAAAGAACTTCTAGAAAAACTCTTTAATAATAGCTCATACCCTGATCATCAACCTTGACAAGGCAGATTATAACAAAAATTAAATAGGTCTGTCAAGCATGTTGTTGTTTTTGCCTGTAAATGTTATAATATCTACATATTAAATTAGGTACATTTATTAATGATAACAACAACGGTAATGTCTAAGAGAAGAAGATCAGAACACTATGTCAACAACAAAGAGTTTCTTGCTGCTTTAATTGCATATAGAGAAAGCGTTGAACTTGCATCTATTCGTGGAGAACCAAAACCAAGAATCACAAATTATCTTGGTGAATGTTTTTTAAAGATTGCAACTCATTTATCCTTTAAGCCAAATTTTGTAAATTACATGTTTAAGGATGATATGATTTCTGATGGAATTGAGAATTGTGTGCAATATATTCACAATTTTAATCCAGAAAAATCTCAAAATCCTTTTGCTTATTTTACTCAAATCATTCATTATGCCTTTCTCCGTCGTATTCAAAGAGAGAAAAAGCAGTTAGAAATTAGAAATAAAATTCTCGAAAAGAATGGTTTTGATGAAGTTTTCTTTGATGATGGAAATCTTGACGGAGGAACTTATAGCGACTATAATTCAATTAAGGAGAACGTACACATTAAACTTCGTTATTGAATGAAAGTAGCAATTATTACGGACCAACACTTCGGTGCGCGTAAAAATTCTAAATTATTTCATGATTATTTTTTAGAATTTTACAATAACGTCTTTTTTCCCTTTTTAGAAAAGAATGGAATAAGTACCGTTATTGATATGGGAGATACCTTTGATAGTCGTAAAGGTATTGATTTTTCCTCACTTGCTTGGGCAAAAAATAATTATTACGATAGACTCCATGAAATGGGAGTTCAAGTTCATACTATTGTAGGAAATCATACTGCTTATTATAAAAATACAAATGAAGTAAATGCAGTGGATCTATTACTTCGTGAGTATAATAATGTAACAGTTTATTCACAACCAACAGAAGTTAAGTTAGATAATCTTAATATTCTTTTTATACCTTGGATTAATCAAGAAAATGAGGAAACTACCCTTAAACTTATTAAAAAGACAACTTGCCAGTGTGCGTTGGGGCACCTTGAACTCCAAGGATTTAGAGTTAATCGACAACTCGGCATGGGGCATGGTTTGGACAGCAAATTATTTGAGAAGTTCAAACGTGTCTTCTCTGGACACTATCACACTAGATCTAACAACGGAACAGTCTTTTACTTAGGAAATCCTTATGAAATTTATTGGACGGATGTAGGAGATACTAGAGGATTTACTATTTTTGATACTGAAACTCTAGAACATCAATATGTAGATAATCCATACAGAATGTTTTTTAACATTTATTATGAAGACACTCCTCATCAGATGTTAAAAACTGATGAATACATTGGAAAAATTGTTAAAATTATAGTTCGCAAAAAATCAAATCAAAAACAGTTTGAGAAATTTATAGACAAATTTTATTCCTCAAATGTTGCTGAATTAAAGGTTGTTGAAAACTTTCAAATTCAAGAAACTAAAGATATTGAAGAATTTGAATCTGAAGACACTCTTTCTATCCTAGATAGATATATTCAAGAATCTGAAGTTGAACTCGATAAAAGTACTCTTCAAAACATGATTCGAGAAGTATATCAGGAAGCTTGCGAATTAGTGTAAAAATGTTTATAATAACTATAAACGGACGAGAAGAAGAGGGTGCTTATTCTGTAACTAATGAAGATGGAGAGCAAGTCCTGTACATCTTTCAGGAAGAAGATGATGCAGTGAGATTTGCTCTCATGCTGGAAGATAAAGAATTTCCAGAAATGCATGTTATGGAAGTTGATGAAGATTTAATCTTTAAAGCATGTGAATCTCATTCTTATCAATATGCAGTTATAACTCCTAATGATCTTGTAATACCTCCTGAAGAGTTTGAAGAGTATGATTTTATTTGAAAAAATTCGTTGGAAAAATTTTCTTTCTACTGGCAATCAATTTACTGAAATAGATTTTCAAAAAAGTTCGACAACATTAATCATTGGTTCAAACGGAGCAGGTAAAAGTACTTTACTTGATGCTCTTACTTTTGTTTTATTTGGAAAGTCTTTTAGGGGAATTAATAAACCTCAATTAATTAACTCTACAAATGAAAGAGATTGTGTAGTTGAGATTAAATTTTCAATAGGATCTGTCTCTTGGAAAATTGTTAGGGGAATGAAACCTAATTTGTTTGAAATTTACAGAAATGGATCTTTGATTGACCAAAGTTCTTCTGCAGTTGATCAGCAAAAATGGTTTGAGCAAACTGTACTAAAGATGAATTACAAGTCTTTTACGCAGATTGTTATTATTGGAAGCAGTAATTTTATTCCGTTTATGCAATTATCTCCTAGTCATAGGAGAGAAGTTATTGAAGATTTATTGGATATTAAAATATTTTCTTCAATGAGTGGTATTATCAAAGACAAAATACGTCAGGTTAAAGAAGAAATTAGAATTTTAGATCTTAAAAGAGATTCTCTTAAAGATAAAGTTGAAATGCAAAAAAACTTTATTGAGGAATTGGAGAATAGAGGGAAGTTGAATATTAAAGATAATCAGAATAAAATTCAAGAGAGACTAGATGAAAATAATAAGTTAATTTTAGATAATGAAATAATTTCTAAAAATGTTTCTAATTTGGAGAATGAAGTTAATAAATTTTTGGGTGCCACCGAAAAACTTAAAAAACTGGGAAATCTCAAAGGTAAATTATCCCAAAAAGTAACAACAATTACAGAAGAGCATAAATTTTTTACAAAAAATACGGTATGCCCTACATGCACACAAACAATAGATGAAAAATTTCGACTAGATAGAATTGAAGACGCTCAAAATAAAGCAAAGGAGTTGCAATCAGGTTATATTGAACTTGAACAAGCAATTAAAGAGGAAGAAGAGAGAGAGCGTCAATTCACTACTCTTTCCAAGGAGATCACAGATCTAAACCATGAAATTTCTCAAAATAATACTCGGATCGCCTCACAGCAAAGACAAATCCGAGATCTTGAAACGGAAATTCAAAGAATTACCGAGCAACTTGAGAACAGAAATTCTGAACATGAGAAATTAGAAAAATTTAAAGAAGATCTCTCCCAAGCGTTTGAAGATCTTTCTTCAAAAAAAGAATTAATTTCATACTACGATTTTTCTTATAGTCTTCTTAAAGACTCTGGTGTAAAATCAAAAATCATTAAAAAGTATCTTCCTTTGATTAATCAACAAATTAATAGATACCTTCAAATGATGGATTTTTACATCAATTTTACTCTTGACGAAGAGTTTAATGAAACGGTACAATCTCCAATACATGAAGATTTTTCTTACAGTTCATTTAGTGAAGGAGAAAAACAAAGAATTGACTTAGCACTTCTGTTCACTTGGAGAGAAGTTGCAAAGTTTAAAAATTCTACAAATACGAATCTTTTAATTATGGATGAAGTATTTGATAGTTCACTTGATGGATATGGTACTGAAGAATTTTTAAAAATTATTCGTTATGTAATTAAAGATGCAAACATCTTTGTAATCTCTCATAAAGTAGGTATGGAGGACAGGTTTGAAAGTGTCATACGCTTTGAAAAGAAAAAGAATTTTTCATATATGATCTAAATATTCATTTTTAGATTCATGTACGTCCCAAACAGATACCACCATTCTAAAAAAGAGCAAAAGCGAAAACTAAAACCACAAGCACTGCGACAAGCAAAAGCACGTAGACAAAATCTCAAAAAGCGTCTCCATCAAGGAGGCGCTTCTTTTTTCTAAATAGAAAAAAGACTAAAAAAAATGGCAAAAGACGAAACTGAAATTGGAATTACAGGACTTCCAATACCAAAAAAGAAAAGATCTCCAGCAAAACAATATAAGTTTGAAAAGCAAAGAAGAGAAAATATTGGACCTAATGTTGGTGGAGTTCCTATAAAGAAAGATGTGACTCCATATTATAATCCTCACCAAAGAACTTTTGAAGAATTTATGAATATTGCTGAAGGAAAAGTTGATCCAAATGAAAAACTTCCTTCTGGCAAAACTCCACTAGAAAAAATGGAGAGAGCACAAGGTAGGCATGGTGCAAACTATATGCTTTCCAGCGGTCGAGGTAGAAATAATCCTGCAAGGGATTCTCACTTCAGTAGAGGAAGAAAAGTTCAAAAAATTAAAGACATTGTAAAGTCTGGTGAAGATCCTCGCAATTCAGCGCAAGCAGGAGTTGGTTGGGGAAATGACGCAAGAAAGATTGGTCGTCCTGGCGTAAGTACTGCTGATAGAACAAGTAGAACTAAAAGAACGGACGATGATGATGCAAAAACGGTATATACTCAAGGTGGATTGAGAGCACATAAAACAAAAGCGGGAGGGTATAGAACTCTTAAGCGCCCATAGGACAATTTAAAATCTGTCTACTCTGCCGCCAACCTGGCGGTTTTTTTTGTACTATTGATTCATACGAATTAAATCACATGCCCGTCCGCCACGAAATCAAATCTCAACTTGCAAAACTGCTTGCTACTGAGGATCTTGTAGTTGAGCATAAAAAAGTTTCTACTGCTTGCTTTAATGTTCACACTCGTGTTTTGACTCTTCCACTTTGGGAAAAGGCAAGTGGAATTGTTTATGACCTTTTGGTTGGTCATGAAGTTGGTCACGCACTTTTTACTCCAGATGAAGATTGGACTGAAAAGGTAAAAATTCCTGCTCAATTTATGAATGTTGTTGAGGATGCCCGCATTGAAAAAATGATGAAAAGGCGTTATGCGGGTCTTGCTAAAACTTTTTATAATGGTTATAAGGAACTGAACGAAGATGACTTCTTTCAGATTTCTCATGAGGATATTTCTCAATTTAATCTTGCCGATAGGGCAAATCTTTATTTCAAAATTGGTAATTTTGTAACTCTTTATTTTACGTCAGAGGAAAAAGAAATTATTAATATGATTTCTGAAACAGAGACTTTTGATGATGTTCT